TTGGTGAACACCGCCCGAAGAGCGACAGACGTGGTGCCAGAGCAGTTCGTCACCGTCGCCGGGTCAAAGCCCGCGGCACCGATGATGCCCGCGGTCAGGACCGACGTGGAGGTGAGGAACGCACTGGTGTTGGTCGTCGTGCCGACCACCATCGTCAGCGCGGTGGTGCCGGCGAACGCCGTGCTCACATTCGCCATCGCCTTTTCCACGAACCACTTGGTGGCGGTGGAGCCGAGGGTGAACGTCACGGTGTCCGTCGAACCCGTCGCGCCAGTGGCGGTGAGGTCGGTATACGGAATGCTGAACTTGTGGGAAAAACCGATGTTGGCCTTCTCCTGAACGGAGAGAGGCGAAACCCGGTCGTCGTTAAGTGTAACAGGGAAATCAGCCATGTTAGTAGTCTCCTTGGTTTAGGGTTAGCTGGAGCCGGCGAACTTGCCAAGACCCTTCGGGTTCTTGCAGACCAGAAGGAGGGAGGTCGAGACGAAGCCTCGACGACCGCCACCCTGATCCTCAAGCTCCTCGGCCTGCATGCCCAAGAAGGTGCTGATGCCGACAAGCGCCGGGTCAATCACATAACCACGAGCCTTCTGCTGGTTGGTCGTGACCGAGGGATCCGCGCCGTCAGCCAGCCCGTTGAACATGTCCGGGATGACGGTGACGGTGTGGAAGTCGCCATCGTACACGGTGACGTTGAGGGTCACCTTGTTCTCGTTGGCGTCCTGCGTGACCATGTAGCTCTTGGCCGAGGTCGTGCCCTCCTGCCGCTGGAACTTGCTGATGGCACGCTTCAGGTTCGGGCCAGCGAACAGCGTGTAGTTACGCCGACCGCCGTTAACCTGAAAGATCGACTGGAACACGTCGTTGAACAGATTCTCCGTGAGGGAACCCGTCGCCGTGGCGTCGATGCTGGCCGCAGGCGTGAGGAACGACGTGGGCACCGGGTTAACGGTCTGCGTGGTGGAACGGATCCAGTTGCCCAGACCGCGGGTCTTCCACGGCACGACGCCGTTGTCGGCCTGCATGTCGTTGTCGGAACCGATGGCCGCCTCGATGCTGCGCTTGATTTCGCGCATCGCCTTGACCTTCGAGTTCGCGACCTCGCTGGACACACCAGCGGGATCCGACGCCTCCTGCAGACGGGAGACCATCCACGGACGACGGAACTGCTGGACGTAGTTGCCGAAGCGGGCGCGATTCGCCGCCTCGTTGTTGAAGGCCGAAACGTCCTGACCTTCCAGCACGCCGGAGAAATCGACCGGGGCGAGGCTATCAGCCTGCCAAGTCTGGAAGGTATTGGTCGCCTTCGTCGTCTTGGCGAAGGTGGACGTTTTCGGGCAATCCTCGGGTTCGAGGATGGTCAGGAAGTTAGTAAGGTCTTCCCGGTTACCTTGTACGTTGTATGAAGTTGCTTGAGCCATGACTATCGGGTGTTTCTGAGTTGATCACTACGTTGTAGCAGAGCTGCTGCCTCGCTAGCCGTAACCGCTCCTTTCGTGGACAGTTTCTGCCGGTCAGACTCCAAGGCGCGCTTGGCGACTGACTGGGTGGGGACTCGAGCAGCCGAGGTGTTGGAAGACACCGCAGTCTGATCGCCCGCCGGTTTCGCGACGGGTAGAGGTTTGGCGGGCAAGCCGGGCTTCGCCGCGGGTGCGGCGGGGCTGGGCGTGCTATTCTTGGAGGCTGCCTCAGCGCGCATCTTCTCCCTGATCTCCTGCTTCATCTTGATGGCCTTGAGTCCTTCGACTTGGACACCGACGATGAAGTCAGCATTGGGCAAGTCTTGGAGCCATGGGTTGGCTTGGTACGCCTGCTGAGCAATCTTGAAGTCCTCGGACTTCGGATCATTCAGAAACGGAAACAGGCCGTGAGCCTGCTTGATCGCTTCCGCTTTACTCATCAGGAACTTTTGGCGCTCAGGGACGTGGTCATTGATGGTGATGTCAGCCTCTCGGACAATGTTGATGAGGTCGTCCCGTTCGAGGATTTTATCCCCAAACTGAACCCCCTCCCCAATATCGCCGCGGTTGAGATGGGCTTGAGCCCACCTCTGGGCCTCCTTGGCCTGACGCATGCGCGTGGCCAAAGAATCAAGATCGTTGATATCGGCTAGCGGGCCTTTGCCCACCGGAGCTGGCTTCTCGTCCGCCGGCTTGGGTTGCTGCGCTTGTTTGAGCGAAGCTTCCAAGTTGGCAATCCGGTCCTCCATCTCCTTCCGCTTGGCGATCTCTTCATTCACCCTCTTCTGAACCTTCTCCCGAATCCTTGCCTCTTTCTCCTGTTCTGCCTTTGAAAGAACCTCCTTCTTCTTGGCTGCCTCCGCATCAGCGTTCTCGGCCTTGGGGGCTCCGTCCTCTGATGCAGCGGTCTCCGATTCAGATGGAGTGGCTGCGTCCTGCTCTACTGTTCCTGCGGCTGTTTCCTGACTTGGGGCAACCTCCTCCGCAGGCGTGGCTTGGGTCGGTTCGGAGGCTTTAGCAGACGCTTTCTGCTCGTTCGCAAAAAGAATCGCCGCAGCCTGACCCAGCGAGAGATTACCCGATTCACTACCCCCATCACCAATTGTGGCCGGTGAAGCCGCCTCTGCTACTTGATCCATAACTCATCACCAATCATGGCCGGTGAAGCCGCCTTCCCTAACTCATCACCAATTGTGGCCGGTGAAGCCGCCAAATCCAAACAAGGTGTCCGGTAAACAGACCGCAAGCTATAGCTTGCGCACTGTCAACATCAAATGGCCTCACGCCTTTTGTAGTCGTCGTAGACGGCGATAATATTCTCCATCGCCCGTAGCTCGCCCAACGTAGCCAATAACACCCGCTCGTTGATCAGCGTGCCCTCAGTGGCAAGATCGCGCACGATGGCCTCGCGTTGTTCACGCAGCACGCTGACGAACTCTTGAAAGTTCGGGTTCGGAATCAGCTGCGACATAGCCCCAGCAACAGCGCGTTGGCGCTGTTTCTCTTTCTCGACAGGATGCATAAATCAGGCGCCCATCCGTCCAATCTGCGCGTTCTGACGCTGCGTGATCTGGAACTGAAGCTGCTTGGTGAGCTTCTCGATGCGCTTGGAGAAAGGATCCTCCGGGTTCTGCATACGCTGCTGCACGACCGGGTCGTTCTGCACGTAGCCCTGAATGACCTGCAGGCCCAGCTCGGGCGGCGTGCCGGGAGCGATGTCCTGATCCTGACCCGCGTAGATCTTGGCCAGCTTGTCCTGCAGTTCGGCCGTGACCTTCTGTTGACCGGCCTCCTTGGGGGTGATGATGCGCTCGGCAATGGTGGGATCCACCGCCTCGATCATCGCCTGCAACCATTCGGAGTAGTCGACCGTACCCTCTCGGTCGGCGGTAGCCACGATCTTGGCGACCTGCTCCAGCTTGGCAAAGGTCTTCTCCGAGTCCATCGACTCGATCTGGAAGTTGAGCACGAAGTCGTACTCCTCATCCGGGCCGCCCTTGGTGAAAGGAACCGGCTCCTGCTGCCGCAAACCCACCACCCGGAAGTACACCTGCTCCGAGCCAAACTGCTGGTAGAGCGACCAAATCTGACGGAACGCCTTCGACCAGTTGGACATGAATTTGTCCGTCTCGAACTGGTTCTTCATCAACGTGAACTGGGCGTCCGCGCCGGGGGAGGTAAAGCCGTGGTACTGGTTGAAATCCGCCCGCAGCATTTGCTCGCTGTTCTCGGTATTGCCGTCCTGCTGCGGCCGGTCGAGGAAGTGGTACTCGTTGGGCCGGCGCTCGGGGATGCGCGCACCCGCGCCCCAACGCGCAGGCGGGCGGCCCACCGGGTAGCCCATGGGCGGCAGGATTGCCAACGACGCCGCATCGATGCGGCTGTCCTTGTGGACCTTGATCTGGTCCTGCAGCGGCTTGCCGGTCTCCGGAATGCCGCGGCTGTCGTGCAGCCGCCGGGACAGGTACTCACGACGGTGGAGGACGAACGGGTACTGGCCGTGAGCGTAGCCCAGCAAGCCATACTTTGCGTAACCCTCATGCATCCCGCCATCCGGACCCATCAGCGGGTTGAAGATGGTCAGGTAGATGCCGGGCACGCCGTCCTCATCGCTCAGACGCTGATAGGCGTACACGACGCCGATCAGATCGGTCATGTGCTCCTCGATGTAGTTGAAGGAGCGGGAGTGGACACGGATAAACTCGTCGGGCGTGGAGGTGATCAGCTTCCCGCGACAGGTGGAGATGGCCTCCTCAACCCAAGCCTCATCCCAGCCGTCGCTGTTGACGAACGAGCGCAGCTGCTCGGCGGAAAAGTACTGCACGCGGTAGACGGCCGACGCCGTCTCAAGATCCGTCGAGTGCTGCGGGATAAACAGATTCTCGTCGAGGTTGAACGCCCGCACAACCGGGCGGGACTTCTGCTTGCCCACGACCGGAACGGTGGTGCGACCGTCGGCCTGCAGCTCGCGGATCATCCGGGCCGCCTTCTTCTTACTGCAGCCGTAAGTCTCCTCAAAGATAGCCGACAGCGTTTCCGACATCGACGGGTCGGTGAGCAGAACTTGCACGTCGCCCTGCGGATACTGACGTTGCAAGTCCTCGGCCGTCAGAGAAATCAGAGTCTTCTCCTGAGTGGACTCCCAGAACTGACCCGTCACCGCAACGCCCTTCTCGTACAAGTAGTTACTGAGAAGTTCGACTTCCCGGTCGATCTCCGGGATCTGCGTCTGAACCAGCCAGCGCATGAACCCAGCCACTACCTTGGCCCGCTTCAGGTCGTTGCCTTCGACAGGTACGGCGACAAGATTTGCCTTGCGGAACGCCATGCACAGCATGGCTACCTTGGCGTTGATCGCCTCGTCCGTCAGGAATACCCGCAGGTCTGATGCGCCATCCCAAGGAGTGGGGTCAATCTTCGCCCCCTCACGGGCGTGCTTGCGACCGTCGGACGACTGACCATCCCAGAGCGCAAATCGGGTATCGTAGTTTTCTCGGCACTGGTCGACGTACGGCTGCAGGTTGGACACGCAGTCCTCGAAGGACTTTTTGAGCGCGCCAAAGTCCGGACCCGACTCGCCTTTCGGGGCTTGCTGGAGGCTGGGATCCTGACCTACCTCGTCAATGTTTGTGCCCGTGAACGAACTCACTGGCAACAGGCTGCCCGCAGGACAGCCTTATTGTCAAGGTGCAACCTCGAACTTGCGCTTGGACGACGGACGACCCCGTTTGGCCGCAAGGCGCATGGACTTCTGCCACGAATGGCGGGAGATGTTCTTGGGCTTCTTTTCCTTGGCGTTCTTCATCAGTAGACTCCGGTGCGGTTGTTGGCGTCGGCAATGTCCGACTCCTCGTAAAACTGGGGGTTCGATACGGCGATGTAGCGTAGGGCGTCAATCGGATCCTTGGTCGCCTCGTCCTTTCCGCCCTTGGCCGTGTACTCCTGCATCGCGTAGATGAAGTTGGCGCACCGCTCGCTGACAAACAGGTGCGGCGCATTCACGCTGCTGATCTCCTTGCTCTCGTCGTAGGCCAGCTTGTCGGAGATCAGCTGCAGCCCGTTGTCGATATCCACGCCCGGAGCAGGCACGACCGTCATGTCCTCATCGTCCAACTGGCTGATGATGGTCACGGCCCCTTCGGCCGCCTGCTTCTCGGCCGCACCCAGCCGCGGGTCGATGAAACGCTCGAAGATCGTTTCATCACCTTCGGCCGCACGGATCAGCTCAACGTAATCGCGG